AGCTCGGTGCGCAGTTCGATGGCCTCGGTGAGCGGATCAAGAACGCCGAAGGGGTGCGCGGCAAGTTCCAGACGGGCATGAGCGGGCTGGCGGCTGCCGCGTTCTCGCCGGTGGGCATCGCAGCCGCAGCGCTGACGGTCGGTCTCGGTCTGCTCGGCATGGCGCACCAGAAGGCGGCGGAGGAGGCGGCTGCGCAGAAGTCCCGAGAGGCTGACCTCGCCGCGGCGCTGCGCGAGTCGAACGGCGTAGTGAATGCCAGCGTGCGCGCGCTCGCGGCCAAGGAGTTGTCCGAGAAGAAAGTCGGAGAATCGGGGAAGACCTATCTTCAGCTCGCGCGCGAAATGGGTGTTGCGCAATCCGACCTCACCACGGCGTACCTCGGAAACGATGTCGTCTCCCGAAAGCTGACCACGTCGCTCGGTGCCATGGCCAAACAGACAGAGCTTGTGGCGGACGGCAATGGCAACGTCTTCGAGCAGTTCACCAGCGGTGCCATGAACGCACAGATGCTGCTGTCCGCCATGGGTGAGGTCAACGGCGAGTACAGCACCGCGGTTCAGCGAAACAAGGATCTCCTGGCCTCCGCGTTCACCACGCTCTACAGCCCTGTGGCCTCGGTGACCGACAAGGCCAGTGCGCTCGTGACGATCCTGGACCGCCTCGCCGGTCGGACGCCATCCTACGAGGAGTCCGTGCAGTCAGTGAATGACACGCTGCGCGGGATGTCGGAGGCGATGGCCGCGGGGATCACGCAGGCGGATGGTTGGGGCAAGGCGTTGCTCAACGCGGACGGCACCGTCAACACGCTGAGCAAGAACGGGTCTGAGCTACAGAACAACCTCGTGACGTTGCAGGGCGGTTTCACCAACGCCGCGGCCAGCGTCGAAGACATGGTGCGCGGTGGCATGACCTACGAAGCGGCCGCCAAGAAGGTCAACGGCACGCTGACCGAACAGCGCAACCGGTTTGTCGAGCTGGCAACAAAAATGCTGGGCAGCCGCGAGGCTGCCGAGGCGCTGGCCAACACCTATGGGCTGCTGCCGGACAAGGCGGTCACGCTGGTCACCGACTACGGGTCGGCGATCAAGACCGACAGCGATGTCGGATCGCTGTTCTTGCGCCTGCGCGAGCTGCCGGCGAACACACCCGTGCGCGTCACGAGCATCACTGCCGAGGCTGAGCAGCGGTTGAAGGATCTTGGCTATACCGTGACTCACATGCCTGATGGGACGGTGCTGATCCAGGCCAACACCGCGCAGGCACAGGCGGGTGTCGACGGTGTCAAGCGCGGTGTCGACGCGCTCAACGACAAGACCATCACGATCACCACCAGGTATCGGACGGACGGCGTCCCCGCGTCCGCACGCGGCGCGCTCCAAGCCGAGCTGGCCACCGGTGGGCCATCGCGCCCGGAGAACTACCCGAAGCCGCGTGCGCGCGCGTCCGGCGGGCCGACTCCTGTGCTACCTGGGCTGGCCAACGCTCGGCTGGTCGGCGAGCGAGGACCTGAGATCGATTTCCCGTCGCGATCGACCTACGTCGCCACCGCGCAGCAGACCCAGCGCATGGCGGACAACGCCAGCAGGGGGTCGGACGCGATGCGCGCGGCGATCGAGCGGATCTCGGTCAACCGAACCGTCCAGCAACCGCCCGCGGTCACGATCAACGTCTACCCGACGCCGTCGATGGACGAGGACGCGCTGGTCGCCAAGGTCAACCGTTCGCTGGCACGGATCTTGAAGGGTGGGCAGTCCTGATGACCTACCCGGAGACGCCTTACGTCTGGACTCTGGACGGCGTGGCGTTCGGTGACGGCACCGTGGCGCGCTACCTGACCAGGATGCGCGGCTGGCAGGGCCGACCGGCGCCGAAGATGAACAAGACGCCGAAGGTTGGCGCGGACGGTGACTGGCTCGGAGGTCACTACCTCGGTCCGCGCACGATCGAGGTCGAGGGCTGCTGGCGTCCATCCAGCCGAGCTGACTCCGACGACGCCTGCGACACGATCGGCGCGCTGTGCTCCTCAGGTGACGCCACCACGCAGTACGTCCTCCGGCGTACGGCGCCCGGTCGCGACCGGTGGACCCGTGTCGTGCTCGACGACAAGCTCGAACCGGTGGTCGAGCGCTCCGGACTGATCACATTCGCCACGCAGCTCTACAGCGCGGATAGCCGGTGGTTCTCCGCGGAGCAGCAACTGTGGGGCCCGATCGGCCTGCCCACCGAGGCTGAAGGCGGTGTGCTGTGGAATGGCGGAACGGGCACTTCAGGCGACGGAATCCAGTGGAACGGCGGCACGGGCACCTCGGGTGATGGTCTCGTCTACCAGGGTGCGAGCGGGTCTTCTGGCTCGGTCACGGTCGTCAACGAGGGGGACGCATACGCCGGCTTGGTCATTACGATGGCGGCTACCGGCGGTTCGGGGCTCACTCAGCCATTCGTGGTCATGAGTGGCACGGGAGAGATGATCCAGTACGGCAGTACGCTCGTACCGGGAAGCACCGTCGAGATCAACACCGACACGATGAGTGTCCGCGTGAATGGTGCGTACGCCAGCCCCGGAGTGCTTTCCCGGGCACAGATGATGCGCATTCCGCCGAACAGCACCAGGACGTTGACTTTCGGCAGCAGCAATGCGGGGGATCAAGGTCTCCTGTCCGGTTACCACTACCACACTTACCAGGGAGGATGACGTGACAGCACCCGTCGCAATGCCCGGCGGTGATGCTTTCCCCCTGATGAAAGCGGGAAGCACCACGGTAGGACAGAACACGCAGGACGACTTCGCAAAGATCTTCTTTCAGGGTCTTCTGCTGTCCCCAGGGGCCAGCGGGTACGTGCGCTCCGGTGTCGTATCCAGGTCCTTCTACATCTGTACCGAGCCGATCGAGTTGAAGGTAGTCGAGAACGGCAACGCGCAAAGCGTTCAGGTGTTCCCGGGCATCTTCGTAGTCCAGCGAGGAAGTGTCACACCGCCGGACCGGGGTGTTCGGTGGGGCGGATCTCTTGGATCCACGCCCATCGTGGTGAACATGCCTGCGGCACCCGGGACGAACACGCGGTACGACGGTGTGTACGCGCGCATCCTGGACAAGAACATCTCGCAGGACTCTGGATCCGGGCTGACGAACAACGGTCCGTACATCGACGTGATTTCCGGCGCTGTGGGCGCATCGCTGAACTTCAACGGGACCAAGGGCACCGCAGGGGCACCGCCAGTCACGCCAGACGGTTACGAGCCGCTGGCCTACATCATCCGCGCCACCAACGACAACAACATCGGCACGGCCGACATTGTCGACGTGCGACGCGGTGCGTTTATCGCAGGCACCCCGCGAGTGATGTTCCCGTACGACATCGCGACGCTCACCAGCGACACCGGATACATGCTCGGAGAGCAGCGCTACCGCCCCGCGTCGGGTGTCTACCCGGCGTTCATCGACCGGTGGGACGGGGCGGTGTGGCGAGGAACTGGCGGTTCTGTTCGGTTCGCGCAGCCTACGCAGACCGCCGGCGGGGCGATGACACCGGACTTCTCAGTGTCGATGGCAACCGGCAAGGTCACCATCCCGTGGCCCGGGTTTCCGTACAAGATTCGCGCGGTCGCCGAAGTGCTGTGGGGCGCGTCAGCGCTCAGTGAGTTGGTCGGCGAGATCAACGTGGACTCCGACGCGTACACGGCGCCATCCGGAGGCAGCAACGTCATTCCGGCCTCCGCGCTGGGATGGAGCTATTCAGCGGTCAGCGCGGGAATGAAGGATGTTCTCACGGTGCTGGGCGAGAAGAACACCACGTTCTCGGATGGTAACTCACACGTCGTCTCGTTCTGGGTGCACGCCAACGCCAGCAATGCGGCCAACGCCATTCTGGAAGTAGGGTTCTCCTACAAGTTCAGCGTTGAGATCTACCCGGCATGACAGCGGCAGCGCCACCTCTGGCGGTATTCGTGGCAGAGACGAGGACAGGTCGTGTGCTGTCTCCGTCTCTGCCCTACTCTGCCGTGCCGTCCGCCGGGTTCCGGATCAACTCCGAAGGACCGCTGTCTTTCTCGGTACCGATGTCGGCCTACTTCAACAAACAGGAGATAGTCGACTATCTGTACCCGTGGAAGTACTCGTTCGGTGTTCGAATGGGTTCGTTCATTCTTCAGTACGGGCCGCTCACGGTTAACCCGGAGTACGATCCCGAATCAGAGACGTGGACTTTCGACTGCACGGGCATGTGGGGTTTCTTCAACAAGAAACGGTTCCTGCGCGCGGAGAGAATCTACGCCAATGCGTCCCGGTTCGACATCTTCCGCAATCTGCTGTCCGACGACCTCGCGCAGACCAATGGAGATCTACCGATCGATCTGCCGAACGCCGATGGTGTCGTGGGCCCCGGGGCGGAGTTCCCCGCCGGAAAGTTCTCGGCAATAGGCGAGCTGATTCGCGATCAGACTGATGTCGGTGACGTCAGTCTGGAAGCGGAGTTCCGCCCGTACTTCACGGACGAGACGACGATGGGGTTCGTGCGCCACCGACTCAACCTGGCCCCGTACCTCGGTCGGCAAGAGTTCGCGCACCAGTGGAGCACACAGGGGAGCCTTGTCGTCGCCACGCAGATCGGCGGTGGTGAACGGATCGCCGACGTCTACATCGTGCCCGGACAGAGCAACGCTGACGCTGTGCTGTTCGGGGAGTACGACGTCAGCGCATCGCCGACAGATGGTCTCGCCCAGCAGTCGTGGCCGCTGCTGATCGACCTCGACACGACGCACACATCGGCGGATAGCGTCGACGACCTGAACTCCTACGCGCAAGGCAACTACAGCGCGTTTCACCGCGGCGCTCGCGTGATGAAAGCGCGTGTCCGGATGGATCCGGCGCCGGGGACGGGTCCTCGCCTGGTCGACTGGACGCTGGGCGACTACGGGGACTTTCTCGTCCTCGGCTACCTCGGTGTTCCGGATGGGGTGTACCGATGCCGCATCGTCGGTGCCTCGCTCGCGACACTGGAGGACATCGACCTGGAATTGGTGCTCGTGTCCGAAGGGCCGCCGCCTGGTGTTCCACGACGAAGCCAGACAGCCACTGACGAGATGGGCAAACTGCACGCCGAAGTCAGTGAGCTGCGTCAGACCTTCTACGGCGTGTTGCGCTGAGACAGGAGCCACCGACCATGCCGTTCCCGCCAGGACTGTCCACATGCCACGTGTCCGGTACGTTCTACGACTCCATGGGGTCGCTGGACGAGGGCACGATCACGCTCACCCAGACACCGCCCGCGCTGCGCGTCGATAGCCCGTCCTACGCCATCGACCAGCGGCCGATCACTCTGGCGTTGGTCGCCGGCGTGATCGCCGCGGACATCACAGCGACCGACAACGCAGGCGTCGGCCCGACCGGGTGGACCTACCGCGTGGACTACGCGCTGAGGTCTCGATCCCAGACGCTCTACACGTTCGCGCCCGCCGGTCAGACTGTCGACCTCGCGCAGATCGCCGGCACCGAGCCGATCGACCACACCGCGACGCGAGTGCTCACGGTCGGAGGCGCCGGCCCCGACGTGAACGGGAACGTCCCGATCGACTCGATCCCGGGCAGTCCAGGACCTGCGGGCCGCGGCGTGACGGGCACGGCCATCGTCGGTGGGCACCTGATCGTGTCCTACTCCGACGCCACGCAACAGGACGTCGGGCAGGTCGTCGGAGCCAACGGCACGAACGGGACCAACGGAGCTGACGGGGACGACGGTGCGCCGGGGCGCGGCGTCACCAACACGGCGATCGTGGGCGGTCACCTCGTCATCACGTACTCCGACGCGACCCAGCAGGATGTAGGTCAGGTCGTCGGAGCCAACGGCACGAACGGGACCAACGGTGCGAACGGCGCCGTTGGTCCGCAGGGGCCGCCGGGGCCCGCTCCTGCCGTGCGGCATACGCGGATCATCAGCGGGAACATCTCGGTGCCGAACACCGGTGGTGGATGGGACCTTCTCGCGGGCGTAGCGCTGTCTCTGCCCGCCGCCGTGGGCGACTACGTAGAACTCGGCGTGGCCGCGATGCGTAGCCCGACCGGGACCATGTTCCTGGATGCCTGCGTGGCTGCCAGCGGCGAACCTGCGGTGTTCCTGACGAC